ATTAGACTCAACACGGAAGTCTACATCAGCACCAGACTCGTTAAAGACCGCCCCGCCGTCTTGAGTCAACGCGCCATCTATATCCACAACATCCAAGTTAGTAACGCCATCTACGTCAATGTCTCCAGAGATGTCTAAGGAAGCGCCTGTTAGGACTCCAGTAACGCCTAGAGTGCCTGCTATGCTTACCCCCGAAGGCGTGATAGTCATGTCTGGCGTTATGTTGCTTTGATGGTCTGCATTAAAACTTAGTGAGTTATTAGCGACGGAGCCGTCTGCCCCTGCATCAAAATAAATAGCCCCTTTATTTCCAGCACCACCATTATCCGCAATAGCTCCTAAATAGATTGCTACTGGTTCTCCAGTTGCGGTGTTATTAAACGTAGCCAATGCAGCATTGGCCGCATGAGTAAGTGAGCTACTAAAGCTAGAGTTGGCATTAGAAGCAAAACCACCATTAAACACAGTAGCCGCTGTAGTGGTCAAAACCCCTGTAACCAGTGCAGTGCTAGCCATATCCACAGCGCCATCTATATCCACAACGTCCAGATTAGTGGTGCCATCTACGTCTATGTCGCCTGAGATGTCTAGAGAAGCCGCGATTATTTCCCCACTAACATCTACAGCACCGTTAATATCAACGGTTGTAGCAACAATCTGAATCTCGGTATCGGCAACAATGTCTAGCTGACCGTCGGCGCTAGAGTTTATGTATATCGCGGCATCTCTGAACTGAACCTTGTCGGTAGTAGTAAGCTCTACGTTTGTGCCGCCAGAGGTGTTACCAATAGCAAGTATCTCAGCTAGTGTGTCAGTAGTATCTACCTGTGCATCGACATAGGCTTTAATACTTTGCTGAGTGGCTAGGGCTGTAGCGCTATCAGACACAAGATCATCTTCGTCAAGAATGTTTGTGACACTTACAGCGCCTGTGCCTGACAGGTTATCAAACTCTACGGTTGTCGCGTCTACGGTGCCAGTGGCGGTTAAGTTTCGTATCCCGGTATAGTCTTTGTTGGCGTCTAGTATTACGGCCTTTGAAGCCACCGCAGTTCCAACGGCTGTTGCGCCTAAATCCAGAGCGTTCAATTCGCCGACTACAGCAGTTATACCATCCAGTGCATTTATTTCAGCCGCGGTGGACGTAACACCATCAAGGATGTTTAGCTCTGCGGTTGTAGAGGTCACACCGTCTAAAAGGTTTATTTCAGCCGAATCAGCCGTAACACCGTCTAGGATGTTTAGCTCTGCGGTTGTAGAGGTTACGCCGTCTAGAAGATTCAGTTCAGTGAAAGTAGACGTAACACCATCTAAGATATTGAGTTCAGCAGTTGTAGAAGTTACTCCGTCTAAAAGATTCAATTCTGCCGCAGTACTTGTAACAACAACACTAGCAATAGATAGAGCATCAGTTTCTAAAGTTCCATCAACGTCAACGTCTCCAGAGATGTCTAAAGATGTTGCAGTCAAGACACCTGTGACACCCAAAGTCCCTGCCACAGTTGCATTGGCATCTACATCCAAGGTATCTACGTGGATTGTGCCGTCAAAGAAGCCGTCTTTAAACTCTAAAGAGGCTGTACCCAAGTCAATATCATTAGTAGTTACAGGAACAATAGCACCATCTTGGATGCGAATTTGTTCTACGGCACTTCCGCCTACTTCTACAAAAACCCCAAAGCGATTATTAGTCCCGTCAACCACTAGCTTATTTAAAAAATCTTGGTCGCCGATGATCTCAATGTTTCCGCCCTCGCCAGCACCCCCATCATGTTGGTGTCCTGTCGTTCCTGTAGCAGAATACGAAAACGCGGTGACTAGTTGATTATATTCAGCGTTAAAGAGCAGCGCAGTAATCGTATCGCCATCAGTAAGTGTACTTTGTCGTGTGTAGCTTGTTCCTGCCATTTTGGGTTATCTCCTACCGGATGGGACATAATTTATGTATATACCATTAATGGCATACGGGGGTTTTTGATCCGAGCTTTTAATTTGAAAATTACAAACAAAGCCGCTTCCTTCTATTGCTTGGCGTAACATCGGGTCAGTGCTCGCACCCAATACAGCGGTGCCAAAAAGCGCGCTTCCAAAAAGAGCCGGCGTTGGTACATTATCAAGCACATACTCTGCGGGCTGCGGTATATTTGTGTCTTCGTAGTCGTAGCGTATTCGCATTGTAGGGCTTACTGAACCCTCCGGGGTAAAAGAGAGTTTGACGTACTGCATAGTCTTTCGGGTTCCGACGTCGCCAAAATCATAATGAGGTGTTTGATATCGCGCCGTAATATCTAAAGCAGTGCCGCCAAAATAAAAGCTGTTGCCGCTATTGTGGTTATAAACATAGCCTTGGTTGTCGCCGTGATAAAGCTTTTCAACACCTGTATACGAAAACCCCGAAGTAAAGCCCGTGGCTTGGATGCCTATTGTTTCTGACCACTCAAAGCCGTTGGCCGTCAAGGTGCCTATAATGCCTTTTGCGGCTGCTGTTGAGCCACCATCTGTATTATAGAACAGCCTGTATTGAGATTTGCTTCTTAAAACAGCACTAGTGATTGTAAAAGAATTAATCGACCTAGCAATAGCTGATATAATAGATTGTATTTGTCGGCTGACGGAGCCTAGCTCAACGTCGCCAATCCGTGATGTTCCTGCCACCGAGCGTATGCCATCAGGACTAAGGAAAACTAAATCTCCGCCAATCTCTTGGATGCTGTGTGAGCTTAAGCAGCCTACGTTCTGCGTAACTGGGACTATTGCAATGTTCGTAGCATCATTTATGTTCACAAGCTTATGAATACTGTTTCTGCAAAATATAATTAGATCGTCTCTAAAGCTCCTTAAACCCACTATCTGATCGGGTAATAAAATGCTGCCTGACCCAGAGCTTGAAAAACTCTCGGGGTCAAGAAGGCCGCTAAAATAAACTGTATTTTTAGCCGATGGAGCCCCTGCAACTACTAAGTGACTATCGTGAATAACACAGACTGTCGGAGCTACAGTGCCGCTGACCGTTATTTCCTCAGCAAAGAATGTACGGGTTGTTAAACCGCCCGTCCCTGTCATGTAGAAAAGAAAAGGCTTATTAACGCCGTCTGTAATGATCAGCTTGCCGTAATCTGTGTTGCCTTCAAAGATTGCGAAGGTTGTTTGTTCTTGAGCGGTTCGCGCATCCATGCTACGGCCTGTAAAGGCTGTGTGATCATCGCCGCCGCCAGCCACGCTTGCTCTGTTAATTTGGAGCCATGTGTCTTCGCCGTCTTGGCTAAAGAAAATCCCGTCGTCTGAACACACTACTAAGCCGTCTGCATAAACAAACATGCCTAGCACTTCATTAGCACCATTAGGCCGCGTGTCTCCAAAGGCTGTGTAGCCATTGATGCGCCTATAGCCCCCGTCAGGATCAACTTCAAAGTTTACTAACTTCGTAGCTAAGCCGGGCTGTGCGAGCATCTCTAGTTGGTTGAGGTTAGTATTTAAACCACCTTTACATGAGACACCAAAAGGTTGCGATGCGGCCATATTATACGAATCTCATTCTGTCATCTTTAATGTAGGTGGGTGCAGGTTCAATAAGATTTGAACGCATACTCCGTAGACCTTTCTTAAAGTCGTCTAGGGCGAAAGCGGCTGCTTGCGGGTTGTCTTTAAACTGCCAGATATAATATCGGGCCTTAGCTAGCAACACAGCCGAGTACATCTCCGGGAAGACTACTTCGTCTGTGGCGCTTGACAGCTTTGTCGGAAGGCTCCACGCATAGAACCAAATGCGATAAACCTTGTCGGGTATAGGGCTGAGTCCAAACTTGCGCGAGTCCGGGCTCCGGATAACAGCAGAGGGAATTGCATACTGTTGCGTGTCTGCGTCGTCTAAGTTCTCGGAGATTCTGCGAAAGTCTTTCCACGCTTCGGTGGTCATGAATCTTAAGTTGCGGGCTTGGTAGGGGGCTACTTCGTCCGTCACGCCTACGGTTGTAAGATAGAAGTTTTCCCAATCTATAGAACCGTAGTCGGTAGTAATGCTTGAGCTTGCGGGTTTTAATTCATAGAACCGTGTGCCGATGACTGTCTCGACGTAGGTATTACCGTACATCGGATCTGTATCACCACTCTCAGCAACAGCTAAGAAAGGCCACTTGGTTTCTTCGTTTATAATATCAAAGTATGAACGGTTAATAGCGTCTTTAACGTGTTGTTGAACACCAACAGCGTTTGAAAACGTACCATTTGTCAACGTCACTTCATTTAGCTCTCTGAGAAGTTCGTTAGTTAAATCAAGATAGGTTGTTGACATAGTTTATTGCGCCTTTGTTTCTGTTTTAGTATTGGGTTCGCTGAAGATCGCGTCCCAGTTAGCGTCGAACTTTGCTTTGTTTTCTGGCTTGTACCAACTTCCTGTATCGCCTAGTATCTTTCCTTTTCTTTTGCCTTTAATCATTATAGGCTTTTTGTCGCTTCCTAATATTGCCATGCTCACTTCCTTCTTAAAGATTGAGGGGCTTTTTACACCCCTCTCTCTAATTACTTAACTTTAGTCAATACCATAGAACGCAGAAACAAGCGCAGCAGGTCGTAAAACCTTAGCACCATATACGTGCAAGCCACGACAGATGTCACCGAAGCTGTCTGGATCACGGATGACCTCAGTGCTTGTGATAGTCTGTGCAGTTGCAGTAGAACTAATGTGTCCTGCAACAATCTGTCCTGCCGCACTCGAAGGAGCAGCGATATTGTTTGACTT